TGCAGGGCGTATGGAGTGCCTGTCAAAGCGTCAAAGACTGTGTTTCCCGCTTTTTCGGACAAGAATATTGTACAGGCCAAGGATATCCCTGTTTTGGAGGAGGGAGCGGATGCGAATTGGGTATTATCGATTGACCCGGCGGGAGCGAAGCCTTGGACGATGGTTTTGTTCGGGATAGATCCGCATGGGGTCGCCTGGGCGGTTAAGGAGTTTCCTGATTTTGACACCTGGGGAGGATGGATTGATCTGACAAAGGGGGATAAGGTGAGTGCAGGGGAAGCGGCACAGCCTAATGGATTTGGGTTAAAGGATTATGCGGAAATCATCCGGCAGATGGAGGGTGATCGATATGTTGAGCGGATCATCGACCCGAGGTTGGGGGCGGCGAGTTATCAGAAATCGGAGGGGAGTTCTAATATTATTGATGATTTGGCGGATGAAGATTTATCGGTGGTCCCGGCGGAAGGTTTGGACATTGAGACGGGTTTGCAGGCGATCAATAATCTACTGGCATGGGACAGGAGTCGGGAGATGGGATTTGATAATCACCCGAAGCTGATGATTTCGGATGAATGTCAGAACCTGGTGGCCTGTATGCAGGAGTATCAGATTGGAGACTTGAAGCATCCGGCCAAGGACATGGTTGATACAGTGAGGTACTTCGCAGTGGGCAATTTTGAATACTTTGACGAGGAGGAAATGGTGGCAACAGGCGGAGGGAGTTATTGATTTATGGGAAAAGTAAGAAAGTGGAGTAAGATGCAGAGGGACCAGGTGGTGCTTTTACGGAAGGCGGGTACGAGTTGGCCGAAGATAAGTAAGGAGATGGGAATCCCCCGTTCGACCTGCATAGGAATATGGAAAGAGGACTCGGATGGTAAGGTGGGATTACCTGAAGCCCCGCAGAAGCAGATTGAGACGGCGAGGGTGCTGAAGCTGGTTCCTAATCAGAGGTTGATGCTTATCTATTTTGATGATCGGGAGGGAGTATTTAGGTGCGTAAAAAAGCCCGAGGATAATCACCCGCCAAAGTCGGAGGTATATGTCAAAAAGGTCGAGGGAGACGATGATCTGTATCGAATCGCCTGAACAGCAGGACAAGCGGATTGATTTGATGCTACGGGAGTTGGTTGTGGAGGAGGGATTGTCTGCATTTGAGGAGGATCGGGAGTGTAGGATTTATACGATTCAGGAGATGGCAGATTTTGTGGGAGTAGGGTTTGAGACGATGCGAAGGATAGAGAAGTCGGCCCTGAGTAATTTTAAAGAACATATGTTAGAATTGGGAGTTAAAAATGGAAAGTAGTGGATTAGAAGTACAGGAGTTTGACGAGAAGGGGCCAGATGTAGATTCGATCAAGCATGAGTTTAATGAGGCGAGGGCGAATCTGTCTTTTTGGATGGATAAGGCGGAGCAGGCGAGGGAGTGTCGTTTTAATGAGTGGGCAGGTAAGGATGAATCGGGCAAGAAGAATGGACCTGAAGCATTTCCCTGGGATGGTAGTTCCGATTTAGAGCCTAACCTTGTGAACCCGTTGATTGACGGGGATGTGGCTTTGCTTTCGCAATCGCTTTCACAGGCTAACCTGGTGGCGGCTCCCGTGGAGAGTGGAGATATTACATCGGCCAAGATGGTAAGTGAATTTTTGAAGTGGCGTATGGGATCGATGACTGAGTTACAGAGGGAAGCGGCCATCGGAGCTAATTATCTTTTGCAGAATGGAATAACATTTTTTGGTACATACTGGAAGCGAGAGACAACTCGGGTTTTTAAAGAGGTGACGCTCGAGGAGATTGCACAGATGTCGCCTGAACTGGCAATGGCTATACAAGATCCCGAGATGAAAGAGGGGGTTGAGGAGATGTTCTTTCCATTATTTCCAGGGTTAAAGAAGAAGCGGGTTCGTAAGATGTTAAACGAGCTACGCAACAAAGGAGTTTCAAAGGTTCCGACTGAAAAGGCGGTAGTAAACAGACCGGCAATCAAAGCGTATGAACTAGGCAGAGAAATAATCATCGACTCGAATGTAATTGATTTGGAATCTGCGAGGAGCATCCACTGCATTCACTATTACAGCCCCGAAGCATTAATGCAGAAGGTAAGTGAGGGATGGGATAAGGAATGGATCGAGGAATTGATTGAAAACTCGAAAGGATTTTATTCGGAGGAGAGTTATTCGACCGACTTGATGTCGTATGACACGGGCAACTTTTATGGCCAGCAGGATTACGAAGGCATGGTTCGGGTAATCACGACATATCGTAAGGAACTGGACGAAGACGATGTGCCTATATGCACGATTACCTGCTGGGCGGATGAAGCGGAAGGGCATGGGTTTCACAGCCCCATGGAATATGATGAAGGGAGATATCCCTTCGTGGCGATTACAAGGGAATGCCTCAATCATCGATTGCTTGATTCGCGTGGATATCCTGAACTGCTGAAGAGTTATCAAATGGCAGTAAAGACAGAGATGGACTCACGGCGCGATAGGGCATCTATGTCAACGATGCCACCAGTGGAGTTTCAGATTGGCCGCCGTCCGGAGCGTTTGGGGCCGGGTGCTCACTTGGCCGTTAGAAGGCGTGGAGAGGTTGGATTCATGGAGATCCCCCGTTATTCGAACACGAGCATGGAAGTGGAGATGCAGATTCGTCAGTTGGCAGATAAGCTAACGGGAAGGCCGACATCGCAAGCAGATGCAGTGGAGGCAAACAGTGTTCGTCAGAACCTGGTCAATCGTTGGCTCGAGGGATGGAAGCAGGTATTGAATCGCATATGGTGCTTGGATCGCACTTATGGCGGACCGCAGATATGGTTTCGGGTTACTAACAACGAGCAGGGAGCGATGCTCATGCTGGATGAGACTGCTGAAGTTTATGATTTTAATATTACCTGGAACTCAATGAACCAGGATGAGGAGAAGGTTCTTCAAAAGCTGGATACGATAGGAAAGCTAATGGCTACCTATGATCGCCAGGGCGTGAGCAGATTTGACATTTATCTTCGCAAGGTGATTGAGGCGATTGATCCAAACCTTGCCAATCAGTTAATCATGCCATCACAGGAGGCTACCACAAAGGAGATTATTGAAACATCGAATGATATTGCCAAAATCGCATCGGGTCAGGTTGTTAACGCCCCTGAAAATGGAGCGAATCCACAACTTAGGTTGCAAGTATTACAATCGTATATTCAGGGAAGCGAAGCGATACCGGCGACCGATGTGCAGGAACGCCTGCAATCCGATGAAAACTTTGCGAAGAGACTTCAGACATATGCTGGTCAGTTAGAATTTCAGCAACAGCAACAAATGAACGCCAGGATTGGTCAGTTAGGTACTGCACCTGGCAATGTACCAGGCACATCAGTGGCCGCTTAATCGAAAGTAAATACTATGGCATACGGAAAAGGAACTTACGGATCAAAGGTTGGAAGGCCTTCTAATAAAGCAAAAGCTATGGCTCGCAAAAATATGAGTCCAGCAAAGAAAAAGATGCTGAAGAAGAAAAAGTGAGTATTACTTACAGGGGAATAACTTTTGCCGGGTATTCCAAGCCCAAGCGAACACCTAATCATCCTAAAAAATCCCATGTGGTTTTAATAAAGGATGATGGTAAGGACAGAATAATTAGATTTGGTCAGCAGGGAGCAAAGACTGCTGGCAAACCTAAAGCTGGTGAGAGTTCGGCGATGAAGCAAAAGCGTAAAAACTTTAAGAGTCGTCATGGTAAGAACATAGCCAAGGGTAAGACTTCGGCGGCCTACTGGGCAAACAAGGTGAAGTGGTAAGATGCCAAAGGACGCTTGTTATAAGAAGGTAAAGGCTCGGGTAAAAGTATTCCCAAGTGCTCGAGCATCGCAACAGATTGCCAAGTGCCGGAAGTCTAAGGGACAGGTTCGCAAGACTGCCAAGGGTACATCGTTGAAACGATGGGGATCAGAGAAGTGGCAGGATACGAAGTCAAGCAAGCCATGTGGCCAGGGTGGAAAGAATGAATACTGCCGGCCAACCAAAAGAGTCTCTAGTAAAACACCCAAGACAAAATCGGAGATGAGCAAAAGCCAACTGAAACGAAAGAAGGCTGAGAAATCGAAGGTCGGAATGGGACGAAGAGTAAAACCTGTAAGAAGGAAAAAATGACATTAGGAGATGCAGTGGCCGGACTCGGTGAACAAACCGAGTGGGTAGTGATTAAGGACTTTATTAAAGAACAGAGGGATATGTGCCTTGTTGATTTTCAGGACTATACTCATGTGGACAATCCGCAGAAACTTGCCCGGTTATCGGGTGAGATTGCAGGACTGACTAGAATATTGGAGGCGTTAGATAATGCCGAAACTGACACCCCATCAGCAGTTTAAAAACGAGCATAGGGCATTGCTCAATCGTTGGCTTGAGGAGTCTGATATTGAAGACACTGAAATGGCAAAGATAGTAATGTCAGACATTGAGGAATGGCTGGATGAGGATGTTGTCGATTTCGAGTGCGATATGGTGCTCGATGATGATGACGAAGATGAAGAGGAAGGGTAACCTCTACGAGCAGAAGTTTTTTTCGGAAGCCCTCGAGCATGGACTGGAGGTCTTTGTGCCATTGGGCGATTACTTACCACAGGATTGCCTGGTGATGAACACGGCGGGTAAGATTTTTAAGATTCAGATCAAAGGAACGGAATCAAAAACTAAGGATAAGAACCGAACTGGATTAGGTCGGTATATGGTGACAACGGCCAGCGGATCTACTGGTAAAGAAACAATCGACTGCACAAAAGTGGATATCTTAGTGGCCTATGTCGAAGATGAGAACATTTTCTACAACATCCCATGCATGGAATTAGACGGGGCAAAACGGATCGGATTATATCCGCACAACCCTGAATCGAAAGCAAAGCACGAAGTTTACAAGGATAACTGGAAGATTTTCAAAGTCTCCTGAGTAATTTATCCGACCCCCTGTCAT